CTGTGCTTATGTTTCTGATAGCGAAATATCCCATTATTATAATAATTCTTTTAAATTAATGGTTGATCTAATGAAAAAATATAATGGTATTGGATTAGCAGCGCCGCAAGTAGGTATATTAAAAAGATTTTTTATTATGGGTTACGGTGGCCGGTATATAACTTGTTTTAATCCTAAGATATTATTTTCAAGCCCTCAAAAGTCGGCAATGTCTGAAAGCTGCTTATCCTATGGTTATGAGCTAAGCCCTAATATGAGGCCCGCAGTTAACGTAATGAGGCCTAAAACTATAAAAGTCGAATACCAGGACGAAAATAATAAGGTGATAGTCATAAAGCTTAGAGGGTTGGAAGCTAAGTGTTTCCAACATGAGCTAGACCACCTAAACGGTATTACAATATTTTATAGGAATAAATAGTGAATAAATATAAAATAACAATGATATCCGGTATACAACATATATTTAAATCAGATGTAACATATCCAGAATTAAGAAAGGATATAAAGCTACAAAACTGCCTAGATATCGACGAGGATTCATTTATAGTAACTAAATATATTGAATCGGTGAAATTGTTGGAAGAGAAATAATAAGCCTTGGAGGGTAGAAAATGGGTAGCAGTGCCTTACATGATGAATTATGCAAACAGGGTCAAAGGTGGTTAAAAAAGACCATAGGTGCAAGATTGGCAATATCTGAGATGGTTTGTTGTAATACTTATGGTGAAATACCCGATGTTATAGGTTGGAAGGGTGGCTACTCAATATTGATAGAGTGTAAAACTTCAAGATCCGATTTTAAAGTAGATGCTAAAAAGATATTTAGGCAGTTTCCAGAGTTCGGAATGGGTACATTTAGATTATATTTATGTCCTGATGGATTGATAAAACCTGAAGAATTACCGGAGGGGTGGGGATTACTATATTATTCACCTGAAAGAAAAACTTTAAAAAGGGTTGAATGCTTTAAGGGTAATATTGTCATGGAGTCTGGAAATCTAAAGTTTCAGGCTTCACATTTTAAAAGTGAAAGAGATTTACTACTATCTTATGTAAGTAGAAAATAATAAATAAAGGGGTTATACTAAATACATGGACAAATACACAGTTGGCGCTAAACCTACATATGATAATCCCGAAGATATGCAGCTTAAAATATCAGAGTATGTAAATATGTGTATTCCTGAGTTCTTAAAAGATCCTAGGACACAGGAATTAATTATTACTAAGGGCCAGCCAATAATGATCAACCCTAATAAACCAACTATAACCGGGTTATGTATGCACCTGGGCTTTGAGTCTCGACAATCATTTTATGACTATGAAAAGAAGGAATTATTCTCTTACACTATAAAACGTGCTAGGCTGTTCATAGAGAACTCATACGAGCAAGACATTAGAAATCCGGATATAAAGCCTACAGGGTCTATTTTTGCGCTTAAAAACTTTGGTTGGAGTGATAAGAAAGAGATTGAGCATAGCGGGGCAGCTGTAAGCATTACGGTTACGGCGCCTAAGGCTATAGAGGAAAGCAAAGACGATGAATGATAAAGAAAATTGTAATACTTTTAAGAACTGCGGAAGGGCTAATAAGCATTGTTTATGTAACGGCCTTAAGTGTCGTGATTGTATTATTTGGATACCGCTGAATAATAAACAAAAGAGGACTAAATAGATATGAAAGCATGCAAAGATTGCAATAAATCTAAAAAACTCTCTGAATTTTCTAAAGATAAAAGCCAAAAGGATAGTTTGAGTAAATATTGTAGAGGTTGCATGAGTCTAAGATTTAAAGCATATAGGGATAAAAACAAGTCCGATCTTGATTTAAAGTACTCAGTTTGGGCTGAAGAAAACAAAGAGCATATAAAAGCCAAAGGTAAAAAATATTATTCAGAAAATAAATACTCTATACTTAAGAGAAAAAAAATAGAAAGAGACGAAGATCCCGAGAAATATAAGGCTATAAGCCTGAAGTCTCGTAATAAACATAAAGAGACTACAAATAAATATGCCCTAAAGTATAGCAAGGCTAGAAAAGCTGCAGATAAAGAATATAAAATACTTTGTAATTTAAGGACTAGAATGTCTCAGGTTCTTAGGGGTAATAGTAAAAGTGAACCTACAATAGATTTGCTAGGGTGCTCTTTGGATTATTTTAAGGGATATCTTGAAAGTTTGTTCTTAGCCGGAATGTCCTGGGAGAATTACGGGCGGAAGGGGTGGCACATAGACCATATAAAGCCTTGCGTTCTTTTTGATTTAACTATTCCTACTCAGCAAAAAGAATGTTTCCATTATAAAAACCTTCAACCACTGTGGGCTATAGATAACTTAAAAAAGGGTTCAAGGTATTGTGTATAAATGGAAATCAATCTCCCGTTTCTACAACAATTTTATTATCATCGGGATTGTAGATATGTCTACGAGGTAGGCGGGCGGTGGAGTGCTAAGACATTTTCAGTACTTCAAGATAACGTCAAGGAAGCATACGAAAACCCTGGTTTAGTTATTGCAGGGGCAAGAAAGGTTTACGATACTATAAAAGATTCGCTATACGCCGACTTTTTATTAGTGTTGGAAATGGAAGATTTAATAGAGGGTGTCCATTACACAACAACCACCCACCCGCTGAGAATAGATTTTTTAAATAAAACAGAAAAAAAGAAAGCATCAAAGGTTATTTTCAAAGGACTTGATAAGCCCGATAAAGCTAAAGGGCTTTCAGGTGTTCATAGATTAATCATAGAAGAGTGTAACGAGTTTACGCGGTTAGACTTTGAAACTCTTGATATGTCTATTCGTGGTAAAAATTATCCACCTATAACCTATTTAATGCATAACCCGGTTCCGATTATCCCAGGTACTACATATTGGTTTCAGGACTTATTTGACCCTGGTAATTTAAAGCCAGGTATTCCCCGAAGATTTTACCACGAAGGATTAGGCTCTTATGTAACATCTATGAAAACTACATATAAGCATAATAGTTTCGTTCCTGAAGCGACCAAGAAACGATTAGAAGGATTTAAGTTAACTAATCCTATACTTTACAAGCTTTGGACGCTTGGAGAATACACAGAGGTTCAAGGGGCTATATATACCAATTGGCGCAACATCCAAAAACTACCAGAGGGCGCGGAGTTCTTAGGGTATGGCCTGGACTGGGGTTTTACGGGAGATCCGGCGGCAGTATTAAAAATATGGAAGGTCGGTCATTTAAGGATTGTAATTAAGGGTATTGTTTATCAACGGGGTTTAACTAATCCCGATTTAGCCGATGAAATGAAAGAGAAAAAGGTTAAATCAGATGATAAGATAATCTGTGATAGTGCCGAGCCTAAGAGTAAAGAAGAGGTTCGCCGAGAAGGTTTTAGAGGTATAAGAGGGGTTAAAAAGCGACCTAGATACAAGAGGGACGTAATTAGAGTTCTTCAGGGTTACGAAATATTAGTTATGGAAGGTGACATTAATTTAAATCGTGAGATGTCAACTTATGCATGGCAGCAAGACAAAGAGGGTAATCCGTTGCCCGAACCAATGGACGGGAACGATCATTACATGGACTGTTTAAGTATGTTCTGGTATGATTACAAGGGAACTGATGGTATAATGTCAGTACCAGACGAGGGGTTTTAATGGAGATTACAACTAAATTATTAGATAAGTTTTGGAATAAGTATCAAAAGAACTTACAAAAATATCAGAATGATAGGGCTTATACTAAGGGTAAAAACCCGCCTATCCTTAAAGGCGCAAAACATCGAAGCCCTGATAATAGAATCCCCGTGCCTTTAGCAAAAATAGCTGTAGACGATATGCAGGGCTATGCGGGACGGCCTGGAGATCGAAAAGTTTTTTGGGAAAACAAGACAGATTTAAAAGAAGATGATAATAAAGATCAAAAAAAAGAGTCTGATTTTACTAATGAAATGAGGAAGATTTACGATTTTAATAATGAACCTTTGGAAACTTCAGAGCTTTTTAAGGACGCTTTAGTTTTCGGTGTCGGTTACGAGGTTTTATGGACAACCGCAGGGCAAGGCGATAGTGTTTTAGTTGCTGAGTTCAAAAAGGTTAATCCTTCATCTATCGAAATAGTTTACAGTAATGATATCAAGCCTATTAAATTAGCAGCGTTTTATTTCTGGAAAGATAATGTAACGGACGCGGAATTTGTAGATATATATTTCCCTCTTAAAAAAGAGAGATGGACAAAAACAAATAGTACGTGGGCAAAGGCTGCTAAAGGTGATGAAATTTATCCATACAAAACAGTTCCGGTAGTTCCTTTTAGAGCTAACCCGGATCAAGACGCATTGTTTGAAGCTGAGAAACCTTTGATTGATGCTCATGATACTCTATTGTCAAAAAGTGTTAATGAGATAGACCGGTTTAACGCGTTAATCACTTTGTTTCCTGGGAAAATAACCAAGGAATTAAAAGATAAATTGCAAGATATACAGGTTTTAGAAAAACTAGAAGAGTATGAAGCTGATAAATGGCCTAAGTTTTTAGAGAAGAATTTAGCCGGAATAACAGATTTTTACAGCGGATTAGCTGATAGATTAGAAAGATTATTCCATAAATCTGTTAAAGATCCTGATATGACTTCAGAAGCTTTTGCGGGTGGTGAACAATCCGGCGTTGCTATAGCTTATAAGCTTTTAGGGTTAGAATTTAAAGCCAGTGAGTTAGATACTTATTTTAACCAGGGTATATTTGAACGGGATAATTTAATTAAAGACGTTATTGACGCCACTACGCAAATAGTAGCAGATGATTATAAAACAATTGTTAAGACTCACAGAAACCTACCTGTAGACGAAAAGGTTAAGCTTGAAATTGCAATAGCAATGCGGGGTGTTGGTATATCTGTTGAAACTATTTTAAAGTTTTTACCTATTTCCATTATAGAAAATGCTGAAAAAGAGTTGGAACGAATGGAAGCTAATAAACAGGATTTAGATAAAAAGACAAAGACAAATATATTAGAGGATGATTAAGGGTGACTTTTAATTCATTAGGTGTAGAACAATTTAAAATCACAGCTGAAGAGTATAAACCTTTTGTTAATTCTATAGTAAAAGGGTATAAAGATTTTATTGAAGAGAATAAAAAAACTATATCCCTGGCATTTTCAGAGCATTTGATCAGTGTTAAGCCTGAAGATTATTATTTAGAAATGGTAAAATTTGATAGGTTAGAGAAATTACTTAGTTCTATGGAGAATGAGTTAAACGCTACCTACAAGCAAACATTTAAGAGCCTGGTAGACGGTGGGACCTTAAATGTAAATAATATGTATTGGAGAAATTTATATAATGCGGAATGGTCCGGGATTATAATTAGTCCAATGATTAACCCTGATGTGGTTGAGGCAGCCGTTACCGGATCTATTAAAGCCTGGAAGAAAATAGCTAAACAACAATTATATAAACCCTTATTACCTCCTTACGGTACATTATCGGCCTTATTAAATAAAAACAGAGCTCAAGACATAGAGAAGGTTAGAGAGGTTTTAACATCCGGCTTAATTCGTGGCCAGGGCTTCGCTAAGACCGCTAAAGATATCCAGGGCGTTTATGATACATCTTTTAGCAATGCAATGCGTATTGCTCGAACTGAAGGAATAAGGAATCTAAATGCAGGGGCTTATTATCAAGGTATAGACGCGGAACAATTAGGATTAGATATATTTAAACTATGGGACGCTACTCTTGACAGTATGACCAGGGTAACGCATTCCAGAGCAGACCGTCAAAAAGTTAAGCTTAATGATGATTTTAAGGTGGGGTCCTCTACTGGTTTATATCCTGGAAGTTTAAGCCAGGTCAAAGAGAATGTTAATTGTCGGTGTAGTTCTATCAATTTGCCTGATGGTATCGAGCCGGAACAAAGACGGGCAAGAGATCCAGTTAAAGAGATTCAGTGGCGTAATTCATCGGCAGCAGAGAAGAAAAACAGGATGTTAGCCGACGGAACAAAGATTTTTCCAAGGTCTGAGCAAACGGATATTATTAGCAATACTTCTTTCAATGATTGGATGAAATTACAAAATGTACATTATAATAAAGCTGGTAAAATAGTACTGAGTTGATAAACTGAGAAAGCTATGGTATTATTAGGTAATAATCGTTTGAGGGCGTGAGCGTTTGAGGGGTAGGAGAAACAATGGATAAGATTTTAGCATGGATTAAAGCGAATTTAAAAGAAGGTGCGAAGGTTGCGGAAGTGGAAACACTTGTGAAGGAAATCGTAGAGTTAAAGAGCATTGATACTAAAGAAAAAGCGTTAGAGCTTATGGGTAAAGATGGTGTCTTTAAATCGGCTTTGGATAGTGAAACATCTACTAGAATAGAGAATCACGATAAAACAAAGCTGCCGGAACTTGAAAAGAGCATTAGGGTAAAGATTGAAGCGGAGTTGAATCCCGATTTAACAGACGATCAAAAAAGAATTAAGGTTTTGGAGACAGAGGCAGCAGCAAATAAAAGCCGTGACGAAGTTGCAACGGTTAAAGCTGGTTTAAGAACTAAGGCGACAGAATTAAAATTTGATCCAGTTAGAGCAGAGGGTTATCATGTTTACGGTGATAAGGCTTTAGAGATGTTAGAAGCAGATTCTAAGTATTTTGCTGATTCAATTACAAACGGGGTTAATTTGGAAATTAAAACACGTTTCGGGAATACTCCACCAAAACAATCTGTAAATACAGATCCGGCTAAGATTATGAATAGAGGCGATTTTGAAGCCTTGGGCGCTACTGCTAAATCAACATTTATGCAGGGTGGCGGGACATTAACAGAAGAATAAAAAAATAGGGAGATATTATGGCTAATGTTTTGACCGGTTTAATTCCGGTGATTTATGCTGCTTTAGATACAGTAAGCAGGGAATTGGTGGGTTTCATACCGGCAGTTAGAAGAAATACCGGCGTAGAAAGAGCAGCGAAAGGGCAAACTATTACGTTTCCTATAGTCCCTCAGGGATCGGCGGAAGATATTACGCCAGGAGCAGCACCGGCGGCTAGTGGTTCTCAAACCATAGGTAAGGGTACTATGACTATTTCTAAGAGTAGGGCATATCCTATTTTGTGGAATGGGGAAGAACAGAAAAGTTTAAAAGAGGGCTCGGATAATCCTCAGTATGATAATATTTTGAGAGATCAATTCGCACAGGCTTTTAGGGTTCTGACAAACGAAATTGAATTAGATATTTTTAATCTTTATGTTGCAGCTTCAAGGGCTGTCGGAGCAGCGGGAACTTTACCGTTTGGAACCGCTAACGATTTAAGCGATTTTGCTGACATTCTGAAGGTTTTAAATGATAATGGGGCCGCTGGCGGGGATAGACATTTAATACTTGGTAGTTCATCCGCTGCAAATTTAAGAGGTACTCAGTCCAGTTTATTTAAAGTTAATGAAGCGGGAGACTCAGGACTTTTACGGGATGGAGTTTTAGGAAGAGTTCAAGGCCTTATGATTGGTGAAAGTGGTCAAACTTTGGGACACGTTAAAGGCGCGGGAACTGGTTACGTAACTGATGTAACCGTATCGGTTCCTATTGGAACTACTGATATACTTCTTAAAACTGGTTCTGGTGTTGTTAAAGCTGGTGATGTTGTGACGTTTACCGGAGATACTAATAAGTATGTTGTTGCTGAAGGAATTACAGCCGTAGATACTTTAGTAATTGCGGAACCTGGGTTAAGGAAAGTGCTTGCCGACGATGTAGCAATGACAATTGGTGCAACATCTAACGAGATTAATATGGCTTTTGATAGAGGCGCGCTTGTACTTGGTGCAAGATTACCGGCTATGGTAGAGCTTAATGGTCAAGCTATGGACGACGCAAAGGATCGAATGATTATCACAGATCCAGTAACCGGCTTAGCTTTTGAGGTTTCTGTTTATGGTCAATATAGACAGATGAAAATTGAGGTTGCAATCGCCTGGGGTGTTAAGATGGTTAAACCTGCTCACTCCGTGTTGTTACTTGGTTAATAAATACGCCCCTCTATGTGAGGGGCTTTTAATTTAGGGGATGTTATGGAATTGAAAGATATGTCATTTGAACAGAAAAAAGAACTTGCTGATAAGCTAGGGGTTAAATATTCCTGGAATACAGGAGAAGAAACCTTGACAAAGAATATAGAAGATGTTCATGGTCTCCCTGTTGACCCTGTTGACCCTGTTGACCCTGTTGACCCTGTTGACCCTGTTGACCCTGTTGAGACCGAAGAGGTCGAAGAAAAAAAAGTACAAATGGAAATAACATATAGAAACATTTTATCTACTACTGATGTATTGGAAAGCAAAGTTGAAGCTCATAAAAAGCACGGCTGGAAGGTGGTCTAAATGGCTACTACTCCGATTAAATTATTGCCCCGTGTATGGACTGAAATTTCTACCGTGTCGGTAGACTTCCAGGCCCAGGGTAACGATATTAAAGTTGTTGATTCAGAAACGCTACCGACAGCGGATAATCACCCGGGTAAAATATGTATTGTAAACAGAATGTATGAATTTGATAAGATCGTAGGCAATTTATACGGTTATAGTGAAAAGGGTAGTATTGTTATGAAGGATTTAAGATAGTGAGTATTCGAGAATCTAACAGCGTTATTGGGTCTAGTGATGCCTTTATTAAAGCTTCAGTTCTAAATTACAGTGCTTTACTTGCGGGCTATCCAGCCGCTAATTATCTTATTGGGGATCTTTCAAAGGTTATTTTCGGGGAGAATGAATTTACATCTTCCAAAGTAATTTTTTGGACGGCGCCTAAGTATGAGAAACCGCCAGGGCTTTATATTGTTAAGAACGATATAGACGTTGACCCGGTTAATAATTATTGGGGATTTTGGGAAGAACAATCAGTCAATTCTTTAAAAACTGTTATTTTCGATGTTACTACCGATTGGGCCGCTTTTTTTGCTGTTAGCCCTACATTAGAAATAGGATCTTTTATAAATTATTTAGGTGTTAGATATATTAGTTTAACCGGTGTTGTTACTGCCGTAACCCCGGATTTAGATAATACGAACTTTGGGTGTTATGTTGATTTAGTTGGGAAATTAACCACTCCATATAAAGAGGGTCGATTTTCTTACGATCCAGTTTTAAAAAATCATATGTTACATACCGGATATACTGACGTAGTAGTTGACGCCGGCAGGGAAACTCAGGGAGAGTTTTTTAATATAACCGGTACTCTTATTAAAAATGGTGATCCTGTTTCTGTTACGGTTACATTTTCTACTGTGATAGTTTTAGGGGTCCCGAAAGTATTACCAGACATTTACCCTACTGATTCAAGTACGGGTTTAAATGCTTTAGCTTTTGCCGGGATCGCTACTATGGATATTCCACCCGGTGAGCCTGGGATAGTTACATCCTATGGCCTTGTTAAAGGTATGAATACTCAAAGTTTAATACAAGGGTTTATTTATGCAGATTCAGATGGTTGGTATACTCAAATAAGGCCACTATATCCAGAGCAAAGGATTCTAGTTGGTGCTGTGACAAAGACGGGTGTTTCTGATGGTGAGATTTTTATTAATTATCAACGACTTGTGAGGGCCGACTTAGGAAAGGGTTACGCTTTTACATCAAGAGGTATAGGTGAGGGACTTTACTATAAAGGCGGGTTTTACGATTGGGCCGCAACTTCCATTACTTTGAATCAAGGATCTTTGACGCAAATATTTGGTGATAGTGGGCGGGCTTATGCTGCTCATGTTGGTATTGTGCCAGATGGTCCAGGTGTTGTAGATGCCGGTCAAGTAGGTTTAAAAGTAACAGGTATAGAAGATAGCGAAACAGGAATACAAGTGGCCGCGCAAACTGGCGTTATAACTGAGGATATAACGACTTTGACAGCCGATGTAATGGCGGAGACATTTAAAAAGTTTTCCGGCCAGGTTACTTTTGAATTGTATATTGTTTCAGGATCACCGGTTAATTATAGTTTAACTTTTAATTATGGGTATTCTAAGTATGACGATTTAGGGAATAAGGATTTTACTCTTACCGGGCTAGAATGTGTTTGGCAGGGTAACGCTCTTGACGCTAGTTTTGATATCGCTTTAAAACACCATAAACCGGAGGGCTGGACATATTCGGCGTCGGGTTTTGTTCCTGGAAATGGAGATATCGCTAGAAAGAGCGTTGACCAAGTATTAGCCGGAGATGTTAACGATAACGAAGATGGATCTTGGAAGAGGGTTTTATTAGATACCTTTATACATGGGGATGCTTCGGAGGGTATAATCTTTGAAATAATAACAAGTCAAAATAATACTATTCAGACAATGGATATGCATATTGATGCAGTAAGTGAGGAATTATAGTGTTTATAATAACTAGAGATCAAGTTAAATTATACTTAGGAATCACAGTTACAGATCATGACGCTCTTATTGATGCTTATATTCCTATAATAGATAGCAAAGTAAAACTTATTACTAATCATAATTTTAACGATCATTACTACGGTAATTTAGACAGCACAAAATATTTAGAATTATTAGAGTATAACGGTGAAAGCCTGGAAGCTGGACAACAATTATTTGGCGATAATATCGACGCTGATACAACTATTGTTAATATTTTTATTGGTAGGGATGTTTTTGATATTAGCGGGACCAGTTACAAGACTCCTTTTGTAGAACTTTCTAAGGCTGTAGTAGCGACTAATTCAGGCCAAGACCTATACTTTGGTATATCAATAGCTTATTTGCCAACGATAGCCAAGGGCGTATGGTTTTTAACAGGTCAGCAGAATACAAACGCGCCGGCAAAGTCTGTTAAATCAAAATCAATACCACCTTTAAGCGTTACTTATAGTGATGCAGATAATAAGATTGATGGTGTTAGTGGAATGCCGACCTGGTTTGTTAAAGCTTTACCTAAATATATGAGCGGGCTTTAATTGTGTCTATATATGATGATTTTCGAGAGGACGAAAACGCTACTGTTATAATTACCAACGGGATTACTTGGACGGAAGTACCGGGCGGGAATCCAGTACAGACTGAAGTAATAGTTTTTAATAATCCTGGTATCTTTTACGAATTGTCAGCTAGTGAAGCATTTAAGAGACAGCAAATACAAAAGATTTCTACTCATGGATTAATATTGGATCCCGTTTTGGTTACAACTAAAATAGATGAAAAAATGAAATGTTTTGTAACTACATCAGATACAGAAAGCGAAGAATATAGAATAGTTACCGCCAAAAACCCATTAAATAAGGACGAAGTGGTAATATTGGATTTAATAAGGGTGGAATAATACAGAGCTTAACAACTCAATAGTTATGTGTTATTATTATTTATGGCAGTAAAGACGACTTTAAAATGGCGAGGTGATATTAAGAAAGCGGATATGAGGCAAGCTATTATTAAGGCTTTAACCAGGTCCGGGCTTATTGTTGTTGCCGATGCCAAGACTTTGTCGCCTGTAGATACCGGGGATTTAAAGGGATCTATAGCAAAGCGTTTGATAATTGAAAAATTACAAATGGAAGTTTCTACCAATTTGGCTTATGCTTTTTATGTTGAATTTGGTACTGGTCGGCATGCAGAAAACGGTCTTGGCCGTCAAACATCATGGGTTTATTATAATGAAGTTATTGGGATGTATATCAGAACTTCAGGAATGAAAGCGCAACCTTTTATGAGACCGGCGCTTAATAATAATAAATCAGAGATTAAAACAATATTTATTCAGGAAGGGAGAAAAGCAATTTGAGTACTGTACGTAGTGCATTTATAGAGTTATTAAAAACTAGTCCAGCAATTACTTCTTTGCTTGGCGTTTTGGAAGGGTCAAGTATTCCCGTTATATTTAGTGGAATAATACCGGAAACGGCAAAAAACATGCCGGCACTTTGTTTGACAGGTGGAACGGGTGATATATTAGCCTCTACATTAAACGAGCAAAATTATAATTTAAACGTTTACGCTGAAACGGAAGATGAAGCGGAAGTTGTTAGAAATACAATTATGGAGTTATTGGATGATACAGCCTGTACTATATTGGGTGTAACCATGCGATTAAGATTAACCGGGTCGGTAAGTGTACCGAACCCAACGGAAACCGAAGTTAACGCACCCTTGGCGGTTCGTGTAACTTATTGGGGGGATTGATGGGGATAAGTCAAACAAGTAGTATTTCATCAAGTAATGTTGTTATGGGTGCTGCAAAGATAGAACTTTTAATTGATGGTTCTTATGTAGACCAGGGAGTTGCCAGAGAGGTGTCATATAATGTTGTGGGTACCCCTCTAGATGTGCAAGTAGATAACGGGGCTAAAAAGCACCCGCTTAAAGGCATGGCGTCGCAAATTGGAAATATGGCGTTTACGCTTATTGCAAGGGTTTTATTTAATCTTTACAAGGTTAGGGGCGGTATTGACGTTTATACAAATACGACCGCCACTCCTGTTACTGGAAGTGTACAGAATGTTCTAGAGGGTAAATGGAAGTATAAAACTCCTATTGAAATAATATTCCCAAGCGCTGTACTTCCTGTTGTTGCTATAGAGGCGGTAACAGACGGGACTTTGGTGTTAGGAACTGATTTTACCGTACAAAAAGTATCAGAATATATTTACTCTGTTGTTTTGGTTACGGGTACTAATGTAACTACCGAATCCCAGGATTTAGAGTTAACTGTAGATTATACTCCTTTGGCTACGGAAAAATTGTCTACTGGTGGTTTAGTGCAACAAGAAGATCAAACTTTGAGGCTAACTAATAAGACAGATTCTAAGGCTACACAGGTAGATAAAGACGCAAACCCGGCTTTATCTTTAACTGTTGGAGATCCTATTTTTAGAATTAGAAGAATTACGGCTTATGCTGGAACGGTTACAAACGGATTACAATGGACTTTCTTAGATAAAGACTCTACTGATCCGGTTGTAGTTGCGCCTATAGAAATGACTTTTGAGGAAGATCCGGACAGAGCCGCCGGAGACCAACTTTCAATAGTTGAATCATATATAATTAAACAATAGTTTTACCGCCTCGCATTACTCCAAGGGTGCGGGGCTTTTCTTGGAGAGAAAAATGGACGAAAAAAAGAAAAAGAAATTTAAATTAAAATTAACAGTTTCAGACAGAATACAAGGAGTGCAATCTTTGTTTTTAGTGGAGGCGGATAAAGAGTCTTTATTGCTCCAGCGGTCTATTAGAGAGAAAATAGAATTAACAGAGGAAGATAAAGAAAAGGTCGAATTTGTTATTCTTAAAGATGAAAATGAAAAGCCTTACGCCTTTAATTGGGAAAAAGATAAAGATACATTGTTTGAGCCTGAGTTTTCCCCGAGCGAATTAGTCTATCTAAATAAAAGAGCCATGGAGCTAGAAAAGAATAAAAAACTAGTAGAGGGAAATCTAGATTTAGCAATTAATCTTGAAGAGGCGGTTAAATAATGGAAAAAGAGAAAATATTGATAATCGGTAAATATGAAATCGATATTTCGAATATATCAGTATATCAAAAAAGAATAGCTCGTAAAAAATGGAATGTTTTAATGGGCTATCAAGTGGATACAGACGGTGAAATTTTAAGAGATACTGAAGGTACCGCTCTAGTATCAGAAAAAAAGCCCATAACATCAACCAAAAAAGCAACCAGGAAGATAATAGCAATAGGCCTCTTTATTATAAGACAAGAATTCGAGATAATTAAAAGGCGTTTTAGTTTTTGGGATTCCGTTAAAGAAATTATAAAAAGGTATTTAATATCTGTTAGATACATTGAGAGCCTAACAGAAAATGAATTAAACATCTTTGTTGAGTGGGTAACTGAAGTTATTACAGGGCAAAAAAAAAAGAGCCGGAACTTCTTAGCGGAGATAACGGAAAGCCTGGAAGAGATGCTGAAGGGAAAAACAAAACAAGAAGTGTTATCTTTTCAGACGTATGCCTTGACGTCGCTCGCCGATATTCTTGGAGATTGGGAGAAGTTGAATCCTATACAGAAAGCGACGTCATAAAGTTTTGGGAGAGATCGACCCGCGATATATTGGAGTTGTCCGGCGTGAAGTTTGAAGACGACGAAAAAGAAGAAAAAGCAGACGCACAGGAATGCAGAGATTTATTAGATTATTATTCATAGAGGGGATTGAATGCCAGCAACGGACGTATTAGGCGAATTACTTGTATTGATAACCGGTGAAACCGCTCAATATGATAAAAGTATAGACGCTTCAAAAAAGAAAACAGAAAAGTTTGAAGCCTCTATGAAAAAGTTTGGCGATACGGCTAACCGTAAAGTTACACTCCCTATCCTTGCAATGTCTATTGCTGCTATTAAGTTTGCGTCGGATGCTGAAGAGTCAAGGGCTAAATTTAATACAGCATTCGCCGGTATAGAAGATAGAGCAGCTAAGACAGCTAAAGAATTATCCTTACAATATGGATTAGCTCGACAATCTTCTGAAAAATTACTTGGTGATACAGGGGATTTATTAAAAGGTTTTGGTGCCAGTGCTGATGGTGCCTTAGATTTCTCATTAGAAATACAAAAACTAGCCGTTGATTTAGCCTCTTATAATAATGTCCAGGGTGGAGCCTCTAGGGTATCAAAAATATTAACTAAATCAGTTTTAGGGAATAAAGACGGTTTGTCGGAACTAGGTGTATCTCTTTTAGATGTAGATATAAAACAAGAACTTGTAAGAACAGGCCAAGATAAATTAACAGGCCAGGCCGGTAAACTTGCAAAGGCACAAGCTACGTTTACTTTAATCCTACAGCAGACAGGAGACGCCCAGGGCGATTATTTAAGAACTTCTGACAGTGTAGCCAACCAGACAAAGCTAGTCCAAGAGCGTACAAAAGATTTAGCTGTTGAGTTTGGGAATATACTATTACCAGCAGTGGCCGATATTTTAGAGGCTGTAAATGGATTATTGGTTGAATGGGTTGAATTAAGCGACGAATCAAAAAAAGTAATAATAGGGGTTGCCGGAATAGCAGCAGTAGCGGGGCCGGCAGTTACCGCGGTATTAAAATTAAACAAAGCTTTTAAATTGTTGGCTACTCCTAAGGGTGGTATCGGCCTTGCTTTAATTGCTATAACTGCTATAGTTGCCGGAATAAAACTTATTAACGAAGCGAACTTATTAGAGAGCGAAAAGAACTTTGATGGTTTGGCGGAATCTTCAGGGAAAACAGCTAAAGAATTAAACGCGATAAACTTAGAGTTTGCTAACCTAGTATTCCAGGGTGAAACATTGGCGGAATCAGAAAAGATAGTTCAAGAGCAATTCAATATAACTAAAGAGGAATTAATTAGTATTCTTGCTCTCAGCAAAGACCTCTATCAACAGGATTTAGATTATTATAAAGAAATAAACGAAAGAATTAACGCTAGCAATACTAGGAGAAAAGAAACTAAAAAAATACTTGACGAAACTATTGAATCAACAACAACTCTGACAGCAGCACAATTAAAACTTTATACAGACCAGAATGACGCAGTTCAAGAGATCTTGCAAAATCATAAATCAGAAATACAACTACTTGACGAACAAATAGCCTTTATTAATAAATTAGGGTTAGCAGCTGGTAAGTTTTCAGACGATCAATTAAAAGCTACTGAGCAACTACAGGCAGATAAAAAGGCGATATTAGACGAAGAGGCGGCCGACATTGAAGCGGCAATATTAGCTGAAGCCAAGGCAAGGCGTGATTTTGATATAGAAACTCTCGATATTCTTAAAGATGCTCGAGAAGAAAAAAAGAAGATCCGGGAACAGGAACTAAAAGACGAAAAAGAAAAGTTTGATAGTATGATTGATCTTGCTAATCAGTATATAAATGCAGTTTTAAGCGTAGCGTCAAGTCTATTACAAATAGCGTCTAACGAATCTAAAGAAGAATTAAGAATATTAAACGACCAATTAAACGAAGAAATAAATATAAATAACATAGCTCTTAAGAATGCCATAGATACAAATAACAAAGAGCTGGCAAGCGAATTAAAACTAACATCTGATAAATTAGCTCTAAAACTTGAAGAATTAAATATAGAGACAGCAGCAGAAAAAGAGCTATCCGAATTTAGAGATACTTTAGACCAACAGCGAAGAGAGACAGAAATTGCAGATACAGAAGCCCGGATAGTAGAATTATTAGCCAGTGGCGAAATTGAAGATGCAGAGGAAGCGAAAAGACTACAATTAAAAATAGACAACGACGCAGCCTTAAGGATCTTAGAAGATAAAGCGAACCTGGACAAAGAGCAAAGAATAAAAGATATAACAAATGCCCAGGAAGATGCAGAGGCCGAACGGTTAACGATATCAGAGGCAGCAAAAACGGAAGCGGATAGAATAGAAGCAGAAAAGGCAGCCGAGAAACTTAGAATAGAGAAAGAATTTGCAAATAAAAAATATAAAATAGACTTAGCGCAATTTAAAGCTACTCAGGCGCTCTCTTTAGCTGAAGCAGTAGTAACGACAGCCAGAGGGATAGCCGCGTCAATTCCTAATGTTCCGTTAATGATAGCCTCAGGACTAGCGGGAGCATTTCAAATAGGTGTTATTTCTTCACAAAAAGCACCACCAAAACCACAATTAAATACTGGTCTTGTAGTAGCTGGAAGCCAGCGAGGTGTTGACGTAACGGTTGGAGAAAATAACCAGGGTGAAATAATTCAGGGGATGGGTTCAAAGGGTGCCGCACTTAGAAAGCAATTAGCCCAGGAAAACGCCAGGGAGACAGCCAAACTATTAGGTGGACGGTCAGGCGGAATAACTGTTAATATATATGGTAGAACAATGACAACAAAAAGAGATTTAGAAGATTTTGCAATAAAATTAAGACCGGCATTAGTTAATGCTAATCAAAGGGTAGGTATAAAATGAGCCAAAGTTTAAAATTAGGACTTGCAGGGTTTGAAACCGAATTACCTATCGAGTCTCGGATCAATGCCGGAGAAGAAAACGAACTAATAGAAGTATCGGCACAGGCAGTTAGCGGAAAGATCCACACCGATTTTACAGATATTAGAAGGGTTTTTACTATTCAATGGGATGTTAACACCCAGGCCACAAAAAAGATTTTAATGGACCATGTAAAATCACAAATAAGTAATAACGCTTTTCTGAGCTTTATACAGACAGATAAAGACGATATTGAAGAAACTATTCAAGTTAAGGCTACCGTGCCGTCATTTGGCACCCTTCTACCTTCAGGGGAGTTTTACAACTTTGGTACAGCTTTAATATTAACGGAAACTCTATGATCTCAGTAAGCCCGGCCTTAGATGCCCTATTTGATGCTTATTCAAGGAATCTACAGTGTAAAATAGAAGTTAATTATACAGATGTAGAGCTTGATCCTACTATTACGGCGTCTAGCTCTGATAATAACTATAAATCCTTTCCTCGACAAATGGTAAATGGTAAAGTTGACACTACATATAAATATATTGAGTGTGATAATCCTTTGACTGTTACAGATAGTGATTATGGTTGCTGCCCGTACAATGAAACCGAAGCCAATTTTACCGAGATGGGTTGGTGGTCTTTGACTCGGTCAAATGGATCAGGTGTTATAAATGTAACCTCACAAATAGAGTATTCAAAAAGGAAGGTATCGGGACATTTTTTAGCTGGCGATTTCCAGCGGGACGAATACGCTGTAGATTATACTGTAGAGTTCTATAATGATGCTGCATTGATTTTTACATTAATTGTTACTGGGAATACAGAATCAAAGCATACTGAAACATTTACGCAAATATCTAATATTAATAAAGCTATTTTAAATATAACTAAATGGTCGGCAATAAATACATGTGTAAAAATAGCCGAATCAACCACCCAGGTAGTAGAAATTTATTATGACGATGTTGTTTGTGATTGGTTGGTATTAGAAGAAAGAGAAATTTCTAACGACAATACGCTGCCAGCGGGAAATATATCATCTAACCAGGCGTCAATGTGTATAATAAATAATGAAAATAGAAAGTTTGACGCAAATAATACTTTAAGTAGATTATATCAACTAGTAAAACCTAATTCATTCGTAGCAATTTATATGAGCGCCGGGAACCTGGGCGAATGGGTGCCAGTCTATAAGGGTTGGGTTGCTAATTGGGATGTTCCGGAGTCGGAAAAAACAGCAACGGCAACTATTAGGGATAGACTCGAGCTAATGACTCAAACAGATATAACTACATCTGTAGTACAAGTTGATTTAACTATATTCGAATGGTTTGAGTTAGTTTTAAATGATTATGGTTTAGCTAATACTCAATACGATATTGATACAACATTAAACGGATCAGATTATATTATCCCTTATGGGTGGTTTGTTGCTACTAGTCACAGGCGAGCGTTAACCATACTTGCGGAGGCTTCAAGCTCAGTTGTTTATCAAGATAGAGAAGGATTAATTCAAATAAAAACACTAAATGATTTTCCAGGCGGAGTAGTAAAAACTTTTACTCAGAATGATTATTCAGATAAAGATAATCAACCTATTTATCAGAATATAGCTAATAAGATAACCGTTAAAACATCCCCGTTATTAAAAACTATAGGCGTAACAGTTTATCAAACAATTGCTACAGATCCCGAAACGGTAACAGCAAGCAGCGTTGAAACATTTACTATAATATATAATAAATCTCCGGTATCAGATATAACTACTCTTGATGTATTCCCATTAGTCGCAGGGGTAACAGTGACAAATACTACAGAGTATTCATGGGGTGCCGATGTAGAAGTGACAAATATAAACGGTATAGATACAAGTTTTCAATTAAGGGCAATTGGTGCCACTTATGAAGTATCGGGTCAAAAACAAATTACTAGAAGTGATTCCGCTTCCATAGAAGATAATGGTTTGGTAGTTTTCCCATATCCTGAGAATCCTTTTTTACAAACAATACCTTTGGCGGAGAATATAGCCGATAATATGCTGTCAAGTTTTAAAGACCCTCAAAGAGATTTAACTCTAAGTTTTGATGTAGGGGGTAACCCAATATTAGAATTAGGTGATATAATAGCGGTAACTGATAGGTATACAACTAAGAATTACAAACTTACAAGACAAGATTTAGTATTTAATCAGAAAAGTTTAGGCATGACTATGCAAGGAAGGGTTTAAAATGGCAAGACAGACAATTAAAATAAATTTTGTTCCTGGTAATCCGATACCCAGCAATGATTTAAATAATATAGGTAAAAACCTTTTATATATACTTGATGAAAATACTTTATTTAAAGGAAGCAAAAAATTTACATTAGGTAATATATCTGTAGGGGATAATGATAATAAAGCTGTTTTCCATGTAGGGGCAGACGCTACTGCAATGTCCGCTTTTGGTGATGTTGGGTCAATGCTACTGGCTTCAACGGGTCCGAGTTATATCTTATATGAGACAGACGCGGATATAGACGAACATATTTGGTTTATAGGTGCGTCCGCTGGTAGACAAGTTTTTAGGGCTGTTAAGGATGATATTTCAGCAACTACGGATTGGCTTATAGCTGAAAGAACAGGTATTACTATCGATAGGGTTCTGTTCCCTAATGGGCGAGTGTCTATAGGTGATAACGACAATAAGACGTTTTTTCAGGTTGGCGCAGACGCGCCCGCAATGGCCGACTTTGGAGATATTGGAGCTATAATGTCGGCGTCAACTAGCCCGTCTTTTATTCATTACGAATCAGACGCGGCAGTAAATGAACACCTATGGATTGATGGTGTATCTTCGGGTAAAAAGGTTTTTAGGGCTGTATCTGACGACTTGGCAACTATTAATAATTGGATGGAAGTAGACAGGACGGGCGCGGTAATTGATAAGGTTATATTTCCTAACGGTAGAGTGACAATAGGCGAAAACGACAACAAAGCTGTTTTCCATGTTGGCGCAGACGCTACGGCAATGGCTAGCTTTGGGGATATTGGCTCTATGCTATTAAGTTCTACAAGTCCAAACTATATTCTGTACGAATCAGACGCAGCCTCCGACGAACATGTATGGTTTATGGGCGCCTCTGGTGGGGATGCTGTATTTAGAGCAGTAAACGACGCTTTGTCTGTAACTACTGATTGGTTAAAAGTAGAGCGAACCGGAACAACAATAGATTTTGTGAGGTTCCCGAATGGTAATGTAGTAATACAAAATGCCTTACAAACAAATGTAATAGCCGCAGAGTCCGGGGATTTCATAAATATAAATAGCCAGATAAACCCTACTACTTCACCTGTAGAGAGTGCAACGGTTACATTAAATATTAATGGAAGTACCGCACTAATCCCAAGGGGAACATATTATATTGAAAGTACGGTTTCCGCGACATTAGGCACAAGCTCACTAACCCTTGAAAAGTTTATAAATGGTGCGTGGAGAACAATAGCTTCTAATTCTGCAACAAGTATGACAGCTGAAGCTATGATGGGAGGGTTGGAGAGTTCTACGGGAACAAACCTAAGGATAAGACTGACTATTACCTCTGGAAGCGGGGCAGCATCAGCGGTGTTAAGTAAGACCTAACTCGACCATATAGAATTCATACCATGTTTTAAGAAACTGTAAAGCGTGGTATGTTTTAACTTTTTGTTCTTTAACTATATCTTCATACAAAACTATATCTTGATTCTTTGACGTATAAATTCCCGCGTTGTTATTAAAACTACTTAACACGAATAACATTAATAAAACTTTCATAACTTTACCTCTACTTTAAATATAGTTAAAGTCATGATATAATACAATAATAAAAAATAAAGGTGGTTAGACTTGGTTATTATAAAAGATTTTATTCCAATCAATGAGTTTTCAAGATGTGGTGACAAATTAAGATCAGTAGATAAAATAGCCATCCATTATTTCGGGAACCATGCAACTACAGCACGGCAAAACGTAGAGTATATTAAAGGCTTAAAAAATCAAGATTCTACTGATAATATAAAAGATACTTACGCATCTGCTCATGTTTTTATAGATAGTACGGAAATTATTAATTGTATTCCAGTAGATGAAATTGCCTATCATGTAGGATCTAAAAACTACACTCAATATGGTTTAAAAATATCCTCGTGGCCTAACTGCCGGGTTTTAGGCGTAGAAATGTATCACCCTACAAAAACAGGCAAGCCAGACATAATGACTTTAGCAAATACCGTTGTCTATTGTGCTGAGCAATGCATAGAGAATAATTTAGATCCGTTGGAAGATATTTGTAGGCATTACGACATTACAGGTAAAATATGCCCTAAATTTTACGTGGATAACCCTAAAGAGTTTATACTTTTTAAAATAATGGTTGCTGAAGAGATGGATAGAATATGTTAAACACTAATGGTAAAATGAAAACCAGGGGTTATATTTTATTACTTCTTTGTTTTATATGGAGTGTTGTAATTTTTATCCTTGATGGTGATTATGAAATAATAAAGTTTTGGGTTAATATTGCTATGCTTTTAATCTTTGGAAATACCGCAAAACATTTAATTGGTGAAAAATTAAAAGGAAAGGTAAATGAATAATGTTAAAAAGGTTTTTATCTGTATTGGTATTATTATCGTTATTGGTACAGCCTGTTTTTTCACGGGATATTCCCTTGGAAGCAATAGACTTAATGATAGTGGAATTAGAAACGGTACAGAACTCATTAGAGAACAAGGAATTGCAATTAAAAATATCGAGGACGGGATCAGGGAAACTATTGACGAAAGTTCAATCATTATTGACGAGGTCGAGGTCATTGTCGACGAAGTTGAAAAGCTCGAAAGTGGACTTAAAGTTATTGAGGAAGGATTACGAGAAGATATTGACGGAATTCAAGGAGTTATCGATCTCCTTAAGTATTACAGAGGACAAGGTGAAGTTCTGGAAGAAAGCAACTCTAATTAGCAGCATTGTTATTTTTATTGAAAGTATTATAATTTACATATACACTAGATATTATATTAAGGAGATATTTAAATGAAGATGTGGACGAAATTATTAATAATTGTTATGGGAATCTTACTCTCTGGATCGGTGGGAATGAATATCGCTATTGCTGGAACTAGGGGAGATATAGCCGTCCCTCAGGTAGTTATTGACCAGTTTAAGGAAAGCGTAGTAGAAGTTATTCATAGTGAAGTACCTGGAATGATTAAACCCATGGCCGACGACGTTATAGGGCTAAAAAAAGATTTAGCAGATTTAAAACAAAATAATATTGATGATAAAACAGGCAGGGCAATAACCGCTTATTCGAAAGTATTTACAATAGATGATTTAAAAAATAGTCCTGAAAAGCGCTTTAGTATAACCCAGGGATTAGAACTAGATTCATGTTATAATATTTTGTTTACTATGGACCGCGACCGCACGGTATTATTTTATAAATATTTGATAGAAGATTCATTATAAAAAATAAAGCCCTCAGTTAAGAGGGTTTTTGTTATCTATAGATGTTATTTAGTTGTTAAAAGTGCATTATATATTGAATATTGATTTCCTGGGATGCTGTTTTTTACCTCTTAACCGGTTGTATCTGATTTTATTTTTAAGTATTGTTTCCAGGTCAATACCGTTTTCTTGGCAATGCGACATTAATACTATTATAATGTCTGGTATTTCATCTTCATTAGTACCCTTAATAAGATGTTCATAAAATTCTTTAAAGTTACTATCATTTTCTACGTTGGATATTTTAAAAGAAGTGTTTTTGTCTAGCTGTTCTTTAGATTTTTTAAACTCTTTTAATTCTCTTTTGAGAGCCGCTATAGTATTTTTTTTATCATGTTTATATCCTAAAGAAATTGTAATTTGATGTACCTTTTTTTGTAGCATATTTAAATTTATCATTTATTAATCCTTTATGGTGATCGATATACAAATATCTTTTGGGTGAATCATATATTTATACGCCAGTTCATATTTTTTGTTAATGAGTTGAGGCTTAACCCAAAACCAACCTAGTATATGATACTGAGTAAAAACACCCTGGTATAATAACCTGGTACCTACGATAAAATTATATCGTCTAACATCTTTAGCGTTAAGAATTTTTACTAGTTTTTTCAACATTTTTATCATTCTCCATTTGATTATCAATAGCTTTATTACAGTATGCAGCAACGGAAAGATATTGATTTTTAGCAATCTCTTTAATATCGATCGATTTTTTTTCTGTAACTCTTATCTGTATTAACTTATCTTTTATATCTGACATAATAACTCCTTGCTTGATAATACTTGTAAAAACACATTATTGTCAACATGTAATACTTTTGTATAGACAATAAATACTATTAATGTTATATTTAGGTAATTAAATTATTAAAGGTGGTGGTTATGTTAAAAGAAATGGTAATTAAATCAAGATTGGCAGATAAAGAAGTTGTCGCTGATAAGATAAGAGGATTTATTAAGGAAGCCTCTCTTGATAATGAGGATGATTTGAAAGAAGAATTGGAAATTGTTAAACAAGATATTAGAACTTTAAAATGGGTGTTGGATAATTAAATTATTAAAAGGTGGTAAGTATTATATGAGCAATAAGGAAATAAAGAATTGTCCTATTTGTGGAGGTGAAGCAGATAAACCCTTTAAAATTTCACTAACTGGAAGATCTTCATGGAAAATAACTTGTGTACAATATTGTATTTCAATGGTGAGAAGTTCTAAGAAAGGCGTTATAGAGGATTGGAATACTAGATCAAATATTCCCGTTAAACTCTCTGTAGATGAATTAAGAGCGCAGTTTGAAATTAATACAGATATTCCTAGTCAAATAGATTGGGATGGAGAGGATTACATGTATTACGCTGATGATCCAGATATAAAAATTATGTTAGATGAAACTAGGGTTAAGTGGTACGGGTGGCGATCATGTGCAAGGATCAATGATTTAATTAAGGATGGTGAATAATATGGATGAAATAGACTTTGAATATGAATGTCCTAAGTGTGGCGAATTATTTTGTGGGTCAATGCCGTGTGATGATAAAACTTTTAGTGATCTTGTTGTCTGTGAAACTTGTAGTCATAAGTTTACGCTTAATGTTCAAGTAGACGTAATTGTTTTTGTGGAGTAGTTATGAGTGGAGATATAGAAAAAATGTTTAACGTAATAATGAGCGTACCTTCTAAGATGGCAACAAGAAAAGACCTTGAAGCATTGGGAATAGTTAAACCTAATGAAATAAATATAGCTTGTCAAAATAGGCTTGAAAACTTTGGTGCACCCAAGAAGGAAGCTAAAGAATTGACGGGGTCAATAAGTGGTCTTGTTGGGGACTTAAAACAATATATAAAAGATAATCCTAACGATTGCGAAAAGGAAAAAATGGGATTAATTCAATTGGAGTCATGCCTTGTTAATAATCATGGATCTTTTCGACCTGTAAAGGATGGTAAATAGATATGTCTGATAATATTTCTAAAGAAGAAAAAGAAAGTATTAGATTAAGTATGTTAAACGTTTTCAGCAATGAACCTGTAAAGCATAAAAATAAATCCGGTGAAATATATTATTCCGGAACTAGAAACAATAACCCTGATTGTTTAAAAAATCGGGTTGCACAATCAATGGAGCCGTGAAGATGGATAAAAAGACAACAAAAGATTTATTGGCAATAGTTGTTGCTGATTTACTGGAAGAAAGAAAGGGGTTTAGTTATTTACCTTGGGCTGCTGCCTGGACTCTTGTTTTAGGAATAGATGAAAACGCAACTTATGAAGTAGAGAGGAATTTAATAGACGGACTTCAATGTTTTGGTAATCCTGATATTGGGTATACTGTCTATACCTCCTTAACCTTTCAGGGTTTTACTAGAAAAGAGTCTTTGCCGGTATTTAATGGCACAAAGTCTATAAAGAAGCCGGACACTTATCAGATCAATACAGCTGTTAAAAGATGTTTAGTTAAAAATATCGCACTCTTTGGCCTTGGTTTAAGTGTTTATGTGGGTGAAGATATACCGAAAAATCTAGAGCTTGACGGTTACGAGCTTGACGATAATGGAAAAATTATTATACCAGAGGATAAAACCGATAAAAACGCCAAGCCTAAGGATAAAATCGATATAACAAAAGATCCTTTTGAAAAGCCAGGCGTTAAGGTTCCTGATGATAGTAAAAAAAACGACAAGGCCGGTAAGGATAAATCTAAAAATATAAACCAAAAACCAGCAACTCCTAAATATGAAAAGGATTTTATTATCGCTGTTAACGCTCGAAAAGACTTTACAAAAGGTAAAAAAGAACGATTATTAAATGATGATAGTATCACTAAAATTATTAAGCAGAACTTTATTAAAACAGGCAAAGGTCTTTAATAATGCCAGAGTTTAAATTTAAGGACGGTAATATAGGCCCTGACTTTTTAGATTATATCCAGAATAACGAAAAGGAAACTATCTATATAACCGCCGATATCGAAACGGATCACATTAGACTTAGAGGGGCTTTTCATGCCCTTTTAGGTCATTGGTTCGATTCTGGTTGTTATTCTTGCCAGTGGAACGAGCGACCAATAAGAACTCTTGAAGGTTTAAAAAAGTATTATAAGTATTGGGGTTGCGACGGTAAAGCAGAATATTACAGTTTTGGTGTTGAAAGATCAAAAGATAAATCTTTCTTCCTGGAAAATCTACCGGAAAGTTATCACCGGTTTATAGTGCCTGAGCCTAGACCCTGGGAGAAAATGACAAAAAAACAAAAATGCAGAGCTTTAAGCCTTATGATATCCGAAATTAAACACGCTGAAGAGATCCCACGGGCTGTTGAAATATCTTTAAATAAGTTAGAACAAGACCGAGAGGCTTTAATGACTATCGGTTATTATAATTATGTGCAAAAATATGGTAGGGGTTAAAATGGTAAAATTAACATATAAAGATAAAAAGCTCACATATGATGATAAAAGAGCAATAGAGGCACAGAAAAGAGAAATGATAGCAGAACAAGGGTGTTGTTGTTATGTTTGTCATAAGCCTTTTAGTTATTACAATATGCCACAATTTGCTCATAGAATACCTAAGTATGTTAGTTATATTAAAAAATATGGTTATGAGGTTATTCACCACAAAAAGAATACTCCTATTACTTGCCCGGATTGTAATGTTAAGGTATCTCTTAATCCTTCCAGTAATCCTATAGAAGCCCAGGAATTAATAAATGAAATTATGGAAGATTTAAATAATAATTAATAATGTAATACTTTTGTATAGACAAAGTGTGTACACGTGGATTATATTTAAATAAATAAAAATTAAAAGGTGGTTATATGAAAATTGTATCTGATGTTTCTAAAGAGAAAGATTTAGTTGTTGTGAAAGTTAATCCTGTTGAGTTCGGTTTAAAAGAAAACCAGGCTGAAGCAGTTGAAAAGGCTTTTAAGCCTATGTTAGAAACAATGACGGCTTTAGGCAAAGAGGTTATTGTTATTCGTGAAAAAATTGCAGGCGACGAAATAACAAAAGAGATCGCCAAAGAGGCGGGCGCTTTACTCTCTAAATATGTTAAAGCGCGAACAGGAACGGCTAAAATTCATACAGAGCAAAAAGCATTTGCTCGACAATTCGGACTTTTTGTGGACGGGTACAAAAACGCTCAACTTATGGCCGGTCACGGTATAGAGGAAGAATTAAAAGGGATTCGAGATTTTAGGAAGATTGCCGAGGCTAAAATTATATCGGATAACCAGGAAGAGAGATCAAATATCCTATTGGAGCTAGATCCTGAAATATTTATACCTAGCAATTTGGGTGAAATGGATAGTGACGCCTGGGATATTCATTTATTAGGTACTAAATCGGCATTGAAAATAAAAGCTGATGCAGCTATAAAATTGGAAGAGGAAGCAGCGGAAACAAAAAGGCTTTTAGATCTTAAGGATTCTAGAATTAAAGAATGTTCTTTATATGCTGTTTTTATACCTGGATTTAACGATATTGATTTCGGTTCTATATCGGATAGTGATTATGATTTATTGTTTTCGGATGCTGTTAATGAAAAAACTTCTAAAGATGAAGAGGCGGCACAGGCAGCAGAGGAGGCGGCAGCAGCGGAAAAAATATTAACTGACAAAGCTGATTTATTTGTTAAAGCTCTTTTAAAAGATGGTTATACAAAAGAAAGAGTAGGATATGTTAAATCTAGTATTAGTGTTTCGATAGATTCTTTAAAAGCTCTCAACAAAAGAGAATTTAAGGATCTCGTGGGGAAAAATAATACCTTTATCCAGACAGAAACAAACAACTTTGTATTAAAATGCTGGAATGAAGCAGACGAAATTAATTTACTTTTTAACCTGGAAGTTGAAGCCGACAAAGAAAACATTACAAAAACCCAAAAGAAAGCCGAACTAGAAAATAAAAAAGCTGAAGAATTGGCGGCAGCCCTGGCACCGGATAAAGAAAAGGTTATTAAATTTACTGCCGATATATTAAATAATATCGCCGAATATCAAATAACAATTAAAGATGAAGATATTAAAAAGCTTTTAATCAAGAGTATTACTATCTTAACCGATGAATTAAACTATCTTAAGGCAGTAGTTGATAAGTAACTTATTTATATTATATCGATCGTTTGAGGGGCTTTTATTAGCCTCTTTTTTATTTATATAGGTAGTAGAGAAGGGTATTAAAAATATAAGTCTAGGGTGTAATTTGTTGGAAAGCTGCTCTAACTTATACGCTATATGTGGATTAGGGCATAAAAAAACCGTATAGGTTAATATACGGGTTAATGTTTTATTTTTTATCTATCCGGTAGCATTTAAAGGGGATGTTATCAAAGCTTAAATGAATGCCATATTTTACATCTGTCTTAATTCCAAAACATGCTCTTGTGTTAAAATACATGACTTTACCTTTTATTTTACCTTTTAGGGTATGTCCAATAAAATCACACTCGGTTATTATAATATTGTCACCCTCACAAATATTTTTGCAATTGTGATAATTTTTTCCTATTGCTTCTTTCTTAAACATGTTATCCATTTCTTTGCCCATACTATTCACCTTCCTTTTTATTAGCTGTTAATAGTGCGCTCTTTTTGCAATAAAAACATTTTATTTCTGTATTGCCTATTTCGCAAGGTTGATTTTCTAAATCATATAAGCCAGGACAAAGCATATTCTCAACTATTTTGTTTAATTGTTCCTCAGTTAATAGTATAGTGTGTTTAACCACTCTCTTTTTGTATTTTGGACATTCTGTTAATTGCATATCTTCAGGAACTGGCTCTATTATAGTTTTATATTCAGGACAAAAACCTGCAAAGTGATCCGGTTCAGTAGTTCCACCACCTAAATTTGATATAGTGCAATGTTCGCAATGATCGCATATGCCAGCACTTAATTTGTTTTTAACATTATTCATTATGTATTCGTCAATAGCTTCTGATATTATTTGTATTCTATCGCCACGAAGGACACCGAGGCATTTACTAAAATGATTGTCCATAAAGTAGGACAAAACACCCCACGAATCACTGTTTCTAAATAAGGTGTAATTTTCACCGTTTACTTTAATTTTATACGGTCCATTAGTTTTGTTATTCAAGTCAGATTTAAAGTGATCTATTACGCTTATTACTTCTACTGTTACATTGCTCATATTATTTACCACCTTTTAATTTACCTATAAAGTCTCTAGCCTTTTGACCTCTAATTACACTACCATTTGATAATTGGATGTATGCTTCGTTTATATTACCGTGACCGCAACATGCATTCATTAACCCTTTTAATGTCCCTAAACATCCGTCATGCCCTTCTTTTGTGGATTCTAAAGCACAATAGCCACAAGGTCTATTGAAATCCTTTACAGCCTGTTTATTATCGCTATAAACCCATTTGCCGTTATATAACTCCATCTTATGCCCTCTATGCTCACTTTTTACCATTATTTACCACCTTTTAATTTATTTTGCTGTACCTGTATATACTGTTAATTGATCCTCTAAAAAGGTAAGCGTTGTTTCAATTTTTTTAGTTCTTTCGCCATTCCTTCTAAGCTTGAAAAAATCAATAGCGTAAGTTTTCTTAATACTGTCAACACTTTTAACAATACCTTTTTTATATAGATTATCCCCATCTATATAATGACATTCGTCGCAACTGCAAAAATGAGTAAATGATTTACCCTCTATAGGTGAAACGAAACTCCCAATTTTAAAAGAATTTAAAAATGGTTTATCACTGTATTTTATTGTGTAATGACTATTTGAAAAGAAGCCATTGCCACAATCTAAACATTTTCTATACCACTTACTAAAATCATCCATGTTTTTTAAATTACTATTCCCACATTCAGGACACCGCTTTATTTTTATCATTCCCATAACCACCACCTATTTAATTTAATATAAATATATTATTGTCTGTATAATAGTAATAGTCAAGTATAAAGGTAAAGAAAATATTACAAAAAACATTGACAATGTAATGTATGTGTTCTATTGTTAGATTATGAAAGAGATATTTATATTACAATTAGAAAATGAAATGAGAAAGCAGAAAATTGGTAAATCAAAATTATCAAAGCTTTCGGGTCTTGGTAGACCTACTATTGATAGGGTTTTAGATAAGGATAATGAAGCCGTTAGTTTAACGACTTTAATTAAAATATCTAATGTGTTGGGGTATACATTAAGCCTTAGATTAGTGGATGAAAAAGGGGTTTAGGATGGTTAAATACGAAGTTTGTAGTTATTCCACGGATATTAAAAAAGTGGAAGTAGAAAGAGAAACGGAAAAATCTATATTTACGAATGTACTACTTCAGGTAGTTGTGTTGTAGGATTTGTGTATATTGCAAAACAGACTAACGAGGCGGATAAATACAAAATTGGGTGTACTGTTGATCTAAATAGAAGGATTAAAGAGTTTTCTACTGGGAATTCTTATATTGAGTTAATGGCCTCTGTGAGGTTGTCAGACTATAAGGGTTTAGAAAAGTTTATACAAGGTAAATATGTCCTTAATAATTTTAAGAACGAATGGTTTACTTTTGATAGCAGCACTTATCAAGAAATAATAAATGACTTTAGCTTTAATATGCATATAGGCGGTAATGATGAATGATTTAGTAATTGTCGAGACAATAAACAATAATCAGTATGTGAGCTCTCTTAGGGATTTGTATCTTGATTGTGATATGAATAAAAGCCAGTGGTCGCGGTGGGCTCGTGGTAATGTTAATCATAGTGTGTTTTTTCTGACAAATAGGGATTGGATAAGGCACGACATAATGTCGAACCATAACCCCGTTATTGATTTTAAGGTTACTCTTGAAATGGCGAAGCATCTAGTGATGCAGATGAAAACAGATAAAGCGCATGAATACCGGAGCTATTTAATAGAGCTCGAAAAGGCTTGGAATACTCCTGAAGTCGTTATGGCTAGAGCTCTACAGATATCTAATAATAATATTCTTGAATATAAAAATAAGATATCTTTCTTAAGGAGCAAGATTATAGAACAAACGCCAGCAGTTGAATTTGTTGAGATGGTTACTAAATCTGATAAGTGGCTAACCTTAAAGCAGGTTTCAGATATTTTAAACGTCCCTGAAGTTGGCCGGAATAACCTGACTAAAATATTGAGACTAGAAGGGTTTTTAACTCAGTATAACCAACCATATCAAAAATATAAAAAACAAGGTCTTTTTAAGTCTGTTGAATCAGTATCTAAAACGGGTCATATAAGTGTCTCAACAGTAGTAAGTCAAAAGGGTTTAATTAAAATTAGAATGGTTTTATTGAACCCTAAAAGCCGAAATACAGCACCTTACAGGTTATGGAAAAAAGAAGTCTTTAAAAAGGATTTATACACCTGTCAAAGATGTGGTTATTCTGGTAAAGATATCGAACCACACCATATAATACCGTGGGCGAAATCAGTTAATAAAAGATTTGATATTGATAACGGGGAAACTCTTTGTGCTAGATGTCATAAAATAGCTCACAAAAAGAATGGGGGTGTCTAAATGAAAAAGTGTATAAATAAAAAATGTTCCAAGTATGCAGAGAGTCATGATAATAATTGCATGGTTTATTTTCCTGAAGAAATGTACGCTTGTAGTCGTAAAATATTACAAGATACTGAAAAAGTAGAACCAGTAGAGGAAGTATGTATATGGGAAAAGACTTATGATAAAGTTGGTCATAGATTCCATTACAACTTAAAATGTTCAAGAGGATTAAAACTGTCAGAAACAATGTATGGTAAAATATGGGCTAGTTTCACCTATTGCCCTTACTGCGGTAAACCAATAAAGATAAAGGAATAACTGAATGAATAGCGGTAAACCTTTAATAGATAATATCCAACTAGTACATGATTACCAGCAATGTAAAATAGATTTTTCATTGAAGCCGGATAATCCTTCTAGTTGGGAAATATATTTAAATAAGCGATATGATGAATTATATAAGTGTGTAGCTAATTACCATCAATTATATTTAATCCTTCAGAGAATAGTTAATATAGTTTTATCCGGTAAAAAGATAACTGATAAAAAAGTAAAATATTTAATTGGTAAAAGGTGGGATTTGTGAAAAGAGTACTAAAGTTTTTATTTATGGTGTTTTTCGTTACTCTAGCAATAGGGGTTTATACGGTTCAATCTGATAAATTAATAGACAAGCATTTTAATATTGGCTTGCAAATTAGCGGATCTTGATATATTATTTATATCAGATCATTTAATGTGGTTTCGGGCTGGCAGTAGGGTGTTTTTATATAACCGCCGTTTAATAATTTTCGCCTTGCCAGCTCTTCTTATTTCAATACGGCGGAACTCAGGCGGGGGTTATAATGTCAAATACAAGTTTAAAAAAATCAATTCCAAAATCAAAAAATGAAATTCCTCATTGTTTAAACTGTACTCACAGGGAGCAACGGTTTAATTTTGACGTCGAAAAAATAAACGGCGAATGTCGGGATTGTATCAAAGAATCTAATCATGCAGAAATGTCAGAAGAATTAATGCATGGTATTAAATAAAAAGGGGTGGTTATGAATCAAGACAAAGTAAAAGAGATTTTAACGAAGTATTTACCTGAAGGAATGGAAGATTTTCAGGTGATATTTACAGGAAAGGAAAGTAGTAAAATTGATGGTCTATACAATAAAGAGACTAAAGAAATTTTAATACATAATCGTAATTTCAAAGATGATAACAATTTAATTTATACGGCTCTGCATGAGTTTGCGCACCATATAGATTTTATTCAGAATCCAAAAAAATCAAGCAGGCATTGTCATAATAAGGATTTTGAGATTATCCTTCACGGCTTAGTTGTAAAGGCTATGGATGGAGAAGATTTTAAAACTCTTGATATTCCAGAGGTTCGAAGCGTTATAAGCGTAAGTAAAGAACATACTAAGTTTTTAAAAAACTTTGGTAAAATTTTGATTTCTTGTTATGAGAAGTGCCAACAATATCATTACCCTTTTGAGGATGTTGTTGAAAGAGTTTGTCAATTAGATAAAAAGGAAGCTAAAGTTATAATGTCTATGTACGCTTTTGATGTTCCTGAAGATATTAACAGCGATTTAGCACGTAATATTGTTAAGCTGAAAGATCCCGTAGAGAGGCAGGAGGCAATTGAAAACAAAGCGCTGCCAGCGGCTAGAGCGCCTAAAGATCCAGTAGACGAAGAGACTTTTTTAATGGAAGAGAAAAAAAGAGTTGAAAAGGCTATTGAGAAAAAACTTGAGAGGCTTAAGCAAATAGAGGAAGATTTACAGGGTTTCGAAGATTCAAGGGCGGTTAATGATGAAATTCCAAATTGATAAAAGCGGCGGAGGCCAATGCGGGTTTGAGCTCTTTGATAATAATAAAAAAGATGTCTGCAGCTGCGGTGTTAAAGGTACTGTTCTAGTAAATCATAAACATTTATGTTGGGATCATTTAAAGATTGCCGTCGCTAATGATAAAAGGCCTACATATTTCAACGAAAAAGGAAAGGAAATTTTATATACTAAAACATTCTTTAGCGTAGTTAGATCCTCTATGATTGAAAGCAATAAAGAAGATTAAAAAACGAAATATACATATTAGGCGGTGGCGTGGAAGAAAAGAGTAATATCCTGGACTTTCCAAAAAAAGAAAATCCAGGGTTTGAGTTAACTTCAGAGCATGGGGAAATTATTTATAGTATAGATAATAACTTTAACTCTGATTATAAAAAGTCGGATATACCTGAAGCGACGCGGGTATTTTATGAAGCTATAGAAAAAACTGGTAAAGGGTTTTTACATAAAATAAGTGAGTTGACAAAAGAGAATAAGCTTTTAAAGGAGACTATTTTTATTTTGTGTCCTGATCCTTTGAATAATTTACCTGGGGTCTATAGTGAAAAATTAAAGGATATTCTAAGAGGCGGCAAGGAATGAATATAAAAATATTGGTAGCATGTGAAGAAAGCCGGGCGGTAACAATAGCTTTTAGAGAGTTAGGTTATGAAGCGTATAGTTGTGACCTCTTAGAGTGTTCCGGGGGCCATCCAGAATGGCATATACAGGGCGATGCAATAAAAGAGGCTTATTCTGGAAAGTATGGCGCACTTATAGGCCATCCACCATGCACAAGATTGGCTAATTCTGGTGTTAGGTGGTTGGTGATTCCTCCTAAAGGTAGAAGCCTTGTGTCAATGTGGAGGGAACTTTTTGAGGGTGCCGAGTTTTACAAGGCCCTAAGAGACGCACCAATACCACTTAAATGCATAGAAAACCCAGTAATGCATAAACACGCTAAGGAATTAATCAAGCTCGGGAAGCGCCAAGTTGTTCAACCTTGGTGGTTTGGTGAGAAAACATTTAAAAGTACAGGTTATGAGTTGGTAGGATTACCAGACTTGATACCAACAAACAAATTGATTCCACCTAAAAAAGGAACTGATGAACATAGAAAGTGGTCTTGGATTCATTTGATGTCTCCCGGCCCTAATAGATCAAAATTGAGGTCAAAGACTCCGGTAGGAATTGCCCGGGCGATGGCTGAGCAATGGGGCGGGCTAATAAGTGGGACCGCATAAATGCAGTAAGTGTATATATTTCTATTTAAACGAGGATGTTAAATATAAGTTTATATATAATGCTCTTTCTGACCAATACGAAAGTTGGGCGTATAAAATAGAAATGAAAGAGTCTTGTGGTTTTAATCCTGAAGGTGTTGCTCTTGATAAGCAGCAGCCGCCATGTGGCGAATATAAGGAGTAAATGAGTTTACCAGGCTATGTTATAGCTTAATATATAAAAGGGTTGTTAATACCTAAGAGAGAAATTAACGAAAATTATTAAAGATATAATTTATTACTGGTGGCGGTGCGGACCTCTGCCGGTGATATTTTAATTAATGGGAGGTCGTTAATGAGTTGTAATAATAATTTAAATCCAAGGAATTGCGGGCGGTTCCAGGTAATGGGTAATTGTGACGGGTGTAAGCTCTTGGATCTTGTTGATTTGATAGACGATGAAGAGAGCCGATATTGTAATAATTGTGGCGCCGATTTTGACGAATTGGTATATGAAAGAACTGTAGCAAATGGTGACATATATCATTGTTCTATTTGTAAAGATGAACATATCTTTCCAGAGCAAAGCGCAATTGATTGAAAATGAATTAAATATAAATTATAAAAATATAATTTATGAAACATGGCACCGGGACGGCGAACTTGAATTAAGAATGTGTAATAACGACAGGTCCATGATGTTTGATAAAAACCCGCTACTGCCTGTTAATACTGTATATATCCATATAATAGGGCAATTAGAAAGAGCTTTTAAAATATGGTTAATAAAAAATAAAACCCAGGAGGGTGAATAGTGATTATAGTAAGAAAAGAAATGATAGAGGGTGTTTCCTGTGCTTA